CTCTCAACCAACCACACACAGCGTCCTCAGAATTACGCATTTGAACACAGCCAATCTGTGCAAGCCAACGCACGCCAAATCTAGGGCCGCAAAACGTGCGGCCCGCCAAGCTAGTGCGCTGCTTGCAACTCCTGGCATTTTGAAACACCATGTCGGCGACCACTCTGATGTTTATTCTCTAGGGGGTAGATTGAAAGTGGTCGCGGTCCGTGACATGGTCCCCGTCGTCGATTACGTTGAATTCGACGACGGCAAGTTTCGCAACAAAAACCAGGAGAACCCGATCAACCAGATGGGGCCAGTGTTCGAGGAATGTGTTCCCGTCGTTACTTCCAACGATTATGATTCGTTCATAGCTGCATTCGGCAAAAGATGCAACTTCAAGCAAGCGGATTTTAACGACGACATTTGCGATGATGAGTACAATGACGCTGTAGCAATACTGTATGATCTCGAGGCTAGGAACCGGGACTGGATCGAACCGTGGGATGAAAATTCAACGGATCGCGACAATTGGCTTGAACCCATGTCGGCTGTCAAAAGAAGCCGCATGGTCGCGGCATACCGCGACTTGCCCCATGCGTCGGTGGACCACATCGGAACCAAGGACCTCTCTGACAAGATAGAAGTATTGCTCACGCGAGACAACCCAGAGTGGGCGCCGAGGGTAATATACGCAGGCACTGACGCGTTCAACGCAGTGACCGGCCCCGCCGCCAACGTCTCTTGTGATCGTTTAAGCAAGCTACTTAGTTTGCGTCCCATCGAAGGCATTCAGTTCAAGATGGCCTACAAAGCCAGCGATGACCAGGTCGCTGATTTTGTGGCCGGTGGTGGGACAAACGGTTACGAAGGGGACTTCAGCAAGAACGACAGGCAGCAACGCTCCAGAGTGGCTCTACTCTGGGACAGGATGCTTGCCGTTCTTAAGATGCCCAATTGGTATCGTAAGCTGTTGTTAGACCTGGAGTATTACACCGTCCGCAATAAACGCTTCGGCATTAGTGCTAAGCTCAAGTTTCAGTTGCCCACCGGCACTACCAACACTACCCCTCGTAACAGTGGTTACAATTTCATCACTTTTGCTGTCACAGCCCGCCGTTACAAACAACGCGGCCGGTGTGTGATCTTGGGCGACGACATCCTGTGTGCTCTGCTCACCTGGCTGGACGTCAATTTGTGGGTAGGCGTTTTGGACAACTTCAAGATGATACTTAAAGCAAAGCACGTCGCGTTACACGCCGAAGCCACCTTATTATCACGCCGCATCCATTTGGGCCGTCACAATGTGATGATGCCCAAATTAGGAAAAGCTTTGGCCCGTTTCAACGCTCGGGCCACCGAAAACCAAAGCATAAGTTCAAGCGAATACATGTACATGAAAGCTTTGTCTTACGCTTATGAGTTCCGTCATTTCCCTATCATGGCGAGCTATTTCCTTGCAAGATGCGACATTGAAACCCGCCCGTCCAGCAAGGTCGACATCCGAGAACTCGGCCTGGTCACGTGGTTCGCACGCGTTTCCGGGGCTGCGGACTTTGGAGTCGACGAACTACGTTCCCACGTGCTTCTTGAACCAAAGAAGCTCAACGAGTGGGAAGAGCGTGAGTTCATTATGGACTGTTACGGCGACGATTTCGGTGTGTGTGAATTGAGGCACGTCATGGCAAAAATCGTATTGGACACTCGACCTCTCGTCGTTACAGATAGTAGCGTCGAGGCACTTTCCGTTGATTTTT